GTGGGACTGAGACAAAGCTCCCGGAACATTGGGGGGAAAATTGAAAGTAGAAAAAAGACAAAAAGTCAAATGATGGCGGAAGCGTATAGGAGTCGAACCTACCCGTGACCTCTCGGCCACACACTGGATTTGAAGTCCCGTCCTGGGCAAAAACACCTCATCCAGCAAACTCCAGCAAACATAATATCCCCTTGCAATCCGACGATATAATACATAGGCGTGTTTGTGGGTATTTGCTCGGGTCGAAAGAAAACTGGGACAGGACTGGGACAAAACGAAGGGTGAGTCATGAGATGGATTGCCAGCGGCGAAAAGGGAATCCGCTATCGCGAAGACCCGATCCGGATGCACCAAGGGAAACCTGATCGATACTTCTCGATACGCATGACACGCAATGGACAGGTTGTCGAGGAAGCCCTGGGTTGGGCTTCCGAGGGATGGACCTTGCGCAAGGCCAAGGCCACACGGGAAGCGTTGCAGACCGCCCACACCAAGGGCGATGCACCGGATACCCTCCGAAAGACCAGGGCCGAACGTCGGCGCTGCGAGGAGTTGGCCGAAGCGCAAAAAGCCAAGGATCAAGCCCAGTCCGCCACGTACAAGGAACTGGTCGAGCAGCATTATATTCCTTGGGCCAGGAAGGAAAAAAAATCCGCCGCAGCCGATATCACACGGCTGGCCCTGCACCTCTACCCTGTCTTTGGCCATTTGCCCTTGGCGAGCATCACACCCGAGATGGTTGAAAAGTTGCGGGACAGTCTGATGGAAAGCCGGAGCCGGGCAACCGCGCTCCAGGTGTTGGCCCTGTTGCGGAAGACCTTCAATCACCTCTCCAGATTGGGGTTGCATGCCCTGCGGAATCCTGTCTCGTGCATCAAGCTTCCCAGGCTGGACAATGCCTGCGAACGGTTCTTCACGCGGGAAGAGATGGACCGCTTTCTTGAAGCGGCGGCACAGCAACGCAATCCGGATTTGCATGATGCGGCCATGCTCTCGCTGCATACCGGGCTTCGGCTTGGCGAAATCAAACGCCTCATGACCTGGGATATCGACCTTGAGCATGGCTTTTTGACCGTGCGCGAGGACGATGGGAAGCCAGGCGGGAAAGTGCCACTCAACGCCGATGTGACAGCGATGCTCACCAAGAGACTGCAAGGGTTGTCGGAGGGAAATATTTTTAATTCCCGAGGCTATGAAGATCGGGAAATGTCTCGACGCTTCATGCGTTTGGCCCGGAGACTTGGTCTCAATACGGGGAAAGAGGACCGGCGTCATCGTCTCACCTTTCATAGTTTGCGGCACACTTTCGCGAGTTGGCTGGCCATGGCGGATGTCGACTTGTATCGGATACAAAAGCTCACGCGACACAAGACTCTTGCGATGGTGCAGCGTTATGCGCATCTTCGGCCTTCCTGGCTCCGCGACGACGTTGCCGTTCTGTGCCGTCCTGGAGACCAGCCAGGTCCCGATGCACCGTGACCCCGAGCGTTGCGGCTATCCATTCGAGCAGGACACTGGTTTCGTAGAGGACCTTGCGCCCGACTTTGTAGTAGATGGCCGGGCCTGTGCCGCGACAGTCATGATAATTGAGGGTCGCCGGCTTGATGATTCCGCCAAGCTCTTTATAGAGTACTTCCCGGGCCAAATATTTTGGGAGCTTCGGGAGCCATCCATCGACCCAGGCCTGTTCGGTTTCCGTCAACTTACGCATAGTTTTCGACCTCCGGGAACGCGTCATGGGTTGTGCCGTCGAGCTGGCGGCCGGAATGGCGCCGTCCGGCCCAGGCCATCAAGGTGAAGGGGCCAAAGGCGATTTTTTCGCCGTACTTCCTGGCATTCGCGTCGTATTGCGCTCCCGTGATTGCCAGCGGCAACGGTTCGTCCACGCCTTGCAGGAATTCCTTCCAGCGCTTGAATTTCTTGTCGGAGGGGAAATTTTCGGACGGAGCCCACTCGCCCCACTGCTTGAAAAAGAACGGCACACCCGCCGTCCGGCACTGATCGCGCAAGGAACGCGCCCAATCGGGATGCATGGGCCTGGCTTTGGGGCCGGTTTCGCCGCCGCAGATGACCCAAGAGAGAGGTTCACGATTTTCGCCGTGGTTCATATGGGGGATCAACATCGGCCAAAGATCCACCGGTCCCGTCGGCATCACAAACACGAACCGCTTGGCTGCGGGCGTCTCTAGCAGGGCCGGGATGAGCGCATCGGCTTCGGCTTGGTTTGTGACCTTGACGCCGAGACAGAGGTTTTTGAGCGGCCAGAACTGATGCACGATGCCGGTTGCCTCATCGAGATAGGACGACATCCCGAAATAGCCTTCCCAGTCGCTTGCACAACGCCGCTTCAGGAAATCCCGGAGGCAATCCGGACGCCTGGTGCGCATCACAAAAATATGCTGGCTCGCGAAGGCCATGATGGTAAAAAGGCGGTCGACGACCTTCATATCCATGCCGGGGAAGAAAAAATCAGGCTTGATCGCATAGAGCGTCGGCTTGCGCCGATGCAGGGGCATTCCGTCCAGCCCGTTCCAGGTCTTTCCCCACCATTGGCCCTTGGCCAGGTTGGCCGAAGGAATGTTGGCGATGGCCGGGTGTGTCATGACGCATCCCTCCAAAGGAAGCTGCATTCCGCTATGAGGAGGGCCAGGACGGCCTCGGCATGATCTTTACGGAATGCCCGTGAAATACCCTGAGTTTTCTCTTTGGTGATGTTATGCAAGGCTCCCCGAAGTAACCTGTCGTGGTTTGGGCAAAGGTCAAGTATGATGACCTCGTCCTCGGGATGCTCCCCATTGTAATTCCTGCCCACAGCAATGGGGCCGAATGTGCAATGGTCATTCTCCAAGATCTTGCCGCATACATCGCAGACGGTTACGGTTTTTTTGCCCATGGTTGTCCTCCCGTCAGGCCGCGAGGCCGAACGACGCGTAGCCCAGGGCCGTGTTGTCGTGGATGTGCTCGTAGAGATCGAAGCCGAGCACCTCGGCCACGTCCGGATCGTCCGCCGCCAGCACGAAGCCGCGCGTCCAGGTGTCCCAGGTCTGGCAGAGGTAGCGCCAGCAGCCGACCTTGCGCGCCTCGGGCCACAGCGCATGGATGTCGGACAGGAGCGCGTCCAGGGTCACCAGCCAGGCCGCCCAGGCTTGGGGCGTGGTGCACGGGCCGATGATGGCCGTGCGCAGGGTGTCCATGGCCGCCACCTCGTCGTCCACCCGCTTGAGCAGCGCGGCCGAAAGCGGCTTGCCATCGGCCTTGAGCAGCTTCCAGACCGCATCCAGCCAGCGGCCGATCTTCTGGAGCTGCTGCCGGGCCGGCTTCTGGCCGTCGAAGGTTTGGGCGAGCTGGATTTGCGCCGCCTCGACACAGGTCAGGATCAAGGTCGCCTTGGCCTTTTCCAGGGCCTTTTGCCGACGCAGGTCGGCCGTGATACGCGCGGTCATGGTTGTACCCCGATTTCGCGGCACAGGATATCCAGGGCCTCAAAGGACTGGAGGCTTTCAAGGTAGCGGCCGGCCGCCTGTTTCTGCCGCTCCACGTCGATCTTCCGGGCCTCAAGCTGGGTGATGAGGCTGGAACAGACCACTTCCCGCCGCAGGTCGTTTTCGGCGTTGAGCGCCATGAAAAGCGCCTCTCGCCGGTCCTTGCGGAGCTTTTCCGCGTCCACCTTCATGCGGTCCCCCTACCAATCCTGTTCGTCGAACAGGGCTTCGGTCTCGGGCGCCAGATCGATGGGCCTGCCCTCGACGTTGTCAGTGCCAGAGGCCACCTTGTCGATCAACCAAGCCACGAGGACGCAACAAACGACCACGCCCACGACGATCATGGTTTTCATGGCTTCCCCCTTTAGGCCGCGTCCGGCGGGCTTTCGAAGCTGTCGTCGCCAGCGGCCAAGAGCTTGCGGTCCGGGACCTGGCTGGACAGGCGCGACGGCACCGGCCGCAGCAGGGCGTGGCGCCGCATGAGCCCGACGCCTCGGATCGTGCTGAGGCAGCCGCACACGGCCCGGCGTTGGCCCATGGACAGGTACGGATCGGCCGCCAGATCGGCCAGGGCGGTCTCGGCCGCGGCCAGCTTGCGGTCTACGGAACTCGTGTTCATGAGGCACCTCCGTGGCAGTTTGGGCAGGTAACGCGCAGGCCGGGAAATATTGGTGCCACGCGCCAGCCATGAGACATCAGATCCTTGGCCGTTCTGCATTCACGCCAATCAATGGGCGCACCACAGACTTCGCAATGAAGTTCTGGATCAACGCGTATATCGTCAGGCTTTTTACGTTGGAATTCCGCAAGAGCTGAGGCGGAGGGAGGGAGCGGAACCGTTTCCCTGATTGCATACACGGCAGAGATACAGCATTCGACTTCGATGCGGTTGAAGCACGTCGGGCATTTTATAGTGAGAATTTGATTTTCTTGCGTGTCTTGTCCAGCGTCGAAACGCTCAACCTTCCAATCACTCAAACGGACATTGCAATGCGGACAACGGTAATTGCTCATCGCTTATTTCTCCCGCCGCTCAATGGCGCCGAGCGGCACGGTTCCGACCAGAATCAGGTCCACGTGCCAGCCGCGGCCGATCCAACGGATGGCCTTGATCCGATCCAGGACGACATGGTCACCGCGACGCACGCGCACCAGATCGCCGCGCGCGAAAGGCATGACACCTGGCAACGGATCGCGGCCGGCGTTGACGTAGCGCGTGCCTGCGGGCCGCGCCGGGCGGGGAGCAAGGGGAGTTTCCCGCCCGGACGCATGGCCGCTGGGGACCGGCCGCCCGCCGAGGTCGTGGAGGGAGTGCTTCGCGGCCTCGCCAGGGGACAGGCGGAGGATGGACCCGCCCCTGGCCCGAGACGCGGAGGGCCGACCGCGTCCCGAGATATCCCTGGCCTCCCTGGCCAAGCCGCGACACATGGTTAAGCAACCTCCAGCGACTGCGAAAACACCATCAACGCCATCAACGCCTCGTAAATCTGCCGGCGAAGCCATGCCTTTTCCGGGCTGGTTATGGAGCCGTCGGCAATGGCGTCGCGGAATGCGCCCATGACGTCACCCATCTCCTTCACCGCTTGCAGCGCCTGCATGGACAGGGATTCCAGGGACGGGGCCACATTCTTGGGCAGCTCGATCACCACGCAGCCCATGCGATCCGCCAGATAATGCAGCGGACGGAGCGACCCCGTCTGACGCATGAGCGGCAGAATCATGTTCGCATCGAGTTTGAAGCCTTCCTGCTGTTCGAGCTGGTTCATGAAGGTGGTGTAGCGGTTGAACCCCAAATCCTCGGCAATCTGCTTCGGCGTTTTGGCGGTCTGCGCATCAAGCACGTCCTCATGGAGCACGGAAACGAGGGAATCGAATCGCCTGGCCATAGATTTTCCTCTCACAGTCTCGTGGACGCGCAGCCCCGGGGCTGCGAATTTGACATTATGCCAAATGCCGTTGGGCCACTCTGTAAGGACTGCATCGAATGGGTATGCACGCTGACCGGCCGGCAGGAACCGGAAGGCTGGGTCAAGCCCTGCCGCCGGGCAGGCCGCGAGGTGCGCGAATGGGACGCTGCCTGCGGGCTGTTCGAGCCTTGGGCGGTCGGGAGCTTGCGGGAGGTCATGCGGCCGCCTGGGTGGAATCGGTGACATCGGCCTGTTTGGGCTTGGGGCCGGTCTTCTGGCGTACGGCCGGCTCGGGAAGCAGGGCCGCCGGGATACCCTGGCCGATCAGCCATTCGATATGCTCGGCCTTAGGACGTCGGCCACTGAGGACGTCACCCATCGCACCGGGTGAAATCCCCCGTCGTTTGGCCAAATCCTTGATGCGTTGGCCATGCTCCAGCAGGAAGACCTTGAGCTGTACTTGACGGGCCTCTGATTTGTTGCGTATTTCTTCGCATAAACTCTTCATCAGTTAACCTCTTCAGGCGGGATCAGATGGGCTTCTTTTGTCGAACCCGCTGCGGCGTTTTTTCCATCCGGCCGGCTGCGAACGTCCGGTGGTCTTTAGTCATGGGCTCGGACGCGCTTGGCTTCCGCCCCGGCCAGGGCGGGTTTGTTGTTGCGTTGCAATTCGCTTGGCTTGGGTATGAGAGAAATTTAGCGGGTTGTCACGCTAAATTTATTGTATTTGAGAGAAATTTCTTATGACTATAGCACAACAAATTGAAATAATTAAAAAAGAAATTTCTCAACGGCTTGAAGGAAGTGGGAAATCATGGAGCGCCCAAGCTGCCGCAGACTTTCTTGGCATCAATGTTGGGAAAATACGGGCATGGGAGAAAGGGCAACGACCGCAATCCAATGATCTAGAAATATTAGCACGAAAATGTAAATTTTCAACACGTTGGCTGTTACTTCTTGAGGGTGACCCATTCGATGATACAAAATGCGAAAAATCACCAATTCCAAAGGAAGAGTTCGATGAGCACCTGAGCCAAGCCCAACGGGAGATGCTTACCTACAAGCGCATCCAAACAGAGCTTGGGATGCCGAATGAGAAAATTGCCGCTGGCATCGAAGCCATCGCCATGGGCAAGACCCGCGACAAAAAAAGCTATTGTACGGCCGAGCCTCCGGCCGATCCTGGATATAATAACATCCATGAGCCCGGGGCTGGTTTTGGGCGAGGGGAAAAAGAATAACGGGGAGCCCATTCAATAAGGAAATGACTATGGGCCATATCATCCGTGTAGCCAGCGCATCCGATCCAGATATTGAATACCGTGTCGACCTTGAATCCCTAACCTGCACTTGCCGGGACTGGATTGATCGGCGGCAGATCTTCCAAAAATCTGACCCACGCCGTCTATGCAAGCACCTCCTCCAAGGTATCCTTGGCGAAGATGCGATTCCTGATTGCCTCGCCAAATATGAAGACACCCTCTATCGTTATACCAATTTCGAGAAACGCGGCTTCCCCCCGGACAAGGCCCTGGCACGAGGTGCCATTCGGGGAACGCCTTATGATATCTTTCTTCCACGAACGGAAAACGATGGTTGGATTAATATTTATAGTGAAGAAGGAAAGTGGGGTTATAACATATATGACGAGCGATGGAGTTATGGAGAAGAGCCAGAAGACGCAAAGGAACTCATTGGTATCATGCAGAAAATGCTAAACAAGATTGTCAAGAAAAATTCTGTCGAAACGAAAAATACAAACAAAATAATACTGAGTAGCGACAAACAGATTGATGGTCTTATAGATCTTGGGTTGCGCCTTGTAGAGGATAAGAAATATAATGAAGCAGCGAGTGCTTATACATTGATTATAGGCCAGGACACTCCAAAGGCCGCATTAATTGTTGCCTATTATAGCCGTGGGCGTTGTTTTGATATATTGGGTGAAAAAGAGAAAGCCATGTCTGATATGATAGAGGCCGCAGCGCTAGGAAGTGAGGAGGCCATTAATTACATTGCAGAAAACGCATAGGAATTTATATAAATTAACAATGTACAAGATACATGAATAGACAACGACAGAAGATTGAGGCCCTTCAATGAATGAAAAGATCATTGCCCGATGCCCGTCATGTGGCATTGAGTTTGATGCCAGCCAGATCGCCGGCATGAAAAACTGCCCTGTCTGCGGAAAGCCTTTTGGGCTAGAAAGTCCCGGGAATTTCGAATCCGGCGCGGACACCTCCCAAGCCAACGCCTTCCGCAACCCGGACAACGGGCATATCGAGCGCATTGACGGCGCCTGGGCCTGGGTGTTGCTGTTCGGCTGCATCTATTTCGCGGCCAAGGGCGTCTGGACCCATGCCGTGGCCGGGCTGCTCCTGGCCATCATTACCGGAGGCATTTCCTGGTTCGTCTACCCGATCTTCGCCGCGCGCATCATGCGCACCCATTATCTCCGCAAAGGCTGGCAGCTGGCATGAAAAAAATCCTCCCGTTCCTAGCCATCCTGGTTATGGCTCCCTTTGCCTCTGCCCAAGACTGTCCAAAAGATTTCATTGATCAGCTCAATGGCAGCAATTTGACCAAGCTCCAAAAGGTCAATCTCGGAAAGGTTTGCCAGGGAACTTCGTTCACAATGACGGGCAGGGTCAATGATGTCGCGCCAGATACGACCCTTCGTGACGATTCTCCCATCGTCATCTCCCTGGATTGGGAGAAACCCAATTGCAGTACCTACAAATTTATCATGGCCGATTCGCCTGGTTGCGATCCGGTCAAGCTCAATAAAGGCGATCAAATAACACTCACGGCAAAATTCAAGCGTTATTTGGGATTTTCCAATGACTACGCCGAGGCCACGGACGGCATCTGCCGGAAATAAGAAAGGCGGCCGAAGCCGCCCTTCTTAGGACAATCCTTTAACAACAACTATTTCAACCCACGCCTTGCGGCGACTGTTTCTTTCCCCTTGCCCAAATTTTCCGCCTCGTGCAAGCCTTTTTCGAGGATTCCCGGGTCGGCCACGGCGGCCAGCCCAGCCCAGGTGACCCATTTGGCCAAAGTAATCCGCTCCCCATGAGACTTGTCCACATTGAGACGGCGCAATTCTTTCTCAAAGGCCGCTTTGACATCGGGGTGGAGATGGAGCCGGACGCGGCCGTCCCGATCTTCCTGCCGACGTTGCTGATACCAGTCTAGGGGGGTTCCCTCTGCCGCCAGGACCGCTTTTGCCTCTGCGATCTTTTCTTTTTTCCGCCGGATAAGTTTGATGTCAGCCGCCGTCGGCGCTTTACCGGCAGCCCGCAGATGCGCAAGCTTAATCTGCGTTGCCTTGGGCGTCCGGCCAAAAGCCTTGGCAATGTCCTCGACCGGTACTCCTCGCTCCAACATGGCCAGCAGCCGAGCATCATCCCAGCGGCTCCCCACCGTGTCGCTGTAGAGTGCCCCAGCGTGCCGGTAGTGAGATGCATACCACGCCGCTGCCGCCGCTGAGGAAGTATACCATCGGCCATCGCGCTCCTCGCCATCGCAGGCCCCGGCCTTGATAGCCGCTACCAACGTAGTCCGATGCACGCCCAGGCGTTTGGCCTCCTGGGAGGCGAGGATATCAAATGCAGCATTCATCGGTCGAATCTCTGTTTGACAGGTTGCAAAACTGCTGCGCCAGGATTTTTCATGGCTGTTTGGAAATATGTTCGAGCCTCGCCCTCAGAATAAAAAATCTCATACGTGTAGCGTCCACGTTGGGCCTGGACATCGCGTCCTATGGCTTCTGGCCAACGGAAAAGGACAATCCAAGGCCAATCATCAAAGGGAGGGACATAGACCATGGCAATATTGCGGGCATATCGTGAGGAAGCATTGACGTGGCAATCTAAACTTTCTTTGAAATCAAGATACCCATTACGAAGGGAAATTGGCCTGTCCAAAGCGGCCTGGAGTGCATCATTTTCCTCCGGCGATTCAACTATCCAGACCTTGATATTTCCACCAGGCCGTCCAGGGGGCACCATGACCGTGGGAAGTATCCCCACCACCAGATCGGGAAGATCCGGGGCATAGCCTGGATAGATCATCACGGGCAGCCAGTTGCGCACTGGTTGGTTCAAGTCCATCACGATTTCACCTCGTAGAAGAATTCATCCTTGTCATTCGCCGCCCAGGCCCGGCCGAATTCATGGTCCTTGAACAATTCCGCTATACCGCTGATCTGTTTGAGCCGCAAAAGCTCGTCGGCGTCCATGCCGATATTTTTGGCAATCCAGTCGTCGGACATACCAGACTTGACCAGCTCGGCCACGATATTGACCATGAGGTCCACGGAATGCGTCCCACGTGCCCGATTATGCCGGATGGTCGAGGCCATGCGATTGGAGATATCCTTGTCGATGACAACCACTGGCATCTTTCCGTCCTCGCGGGCGTAGATGTCCGCGCAGGTCTGCATGACCCGATAACGATGGAACCCGTCCACGATCTCGTACGCATCCTCGTCCGGCAGATAATAGCAGACGATGGGCATGGTATAGCCGTCCTCCCGAATGGACTTCTCCAGGAGGCGCATTTCCGGTGGGGCCACGGCATTGGGGTTGTAGGCATTGGCCCGGATTTTCTCGATGGGCACGGCCCGGACATTGTAGACGGGGCTTGCGCTCATGGCTTGTCCTCCATCCGGCGCATCCAACGGACAAATTCGCCGCGTCGTTTTTTCGGTTCCGTTACCACCTCGAATCCAAATCGTCCCCAGATCACGGCATTGACGCGGTCCCTGGTGGACAGCGTCTTCAATTCCTTGTGCTCCGCCAGCTCGACCACGGCCTTGAGCAGGCTGTCCTTGACACGGACATGTCGCCTGGCCGCGTAGAGGTAGCGCACATGGGCCGCCTTCTGACTCTTAAGCAACCGCGTCACGGAAAATCCATGGAGGGTCCCGTCCTTTCCAGTGGACACGTGCCAGATGTCCCCGGCCCGGCTGGTGACCGCCATGCCGAGGTCGTCATGCACGGCCTGGTCGGCCAATGCCTGACCGACCGCGCAAAACAGGTCCCGATCCGATTCCGGGCTTTCACCCTGGGTATAGGTCAGTATGGCCATAGCTAGAGATTCCTGTATTTTTCGATGGTCGCCTGGCGCCGTTCCATCTCGGCCTTGTTGAGGGAGAATCCCATGTATTTGCCAACATGGTCGTTCTTGAGGATGCACACGCACAGCCGCTTCCAGGTCGGAATAAGCCGGAACTCCTTACTCTCCACATCGTCCTGATACTCCATGCGTATGGGGAGTTTGTCCGTCCGATACTTAGTTTTACCGCCCACGTCGAAGGGAATTCCGGCCCGGCGCAGGTCTTTCATGGCCTCTTCAGAGAGGCAGCCCCCTTTCTCCCGCCAGAACTTGATGCTCGTGGCCAGCTTCTGCCGGAAGCCGTCGGCCGTTTCCTTGGGGAGGGTATCCAATAGGAACATGGCGTACTGCTGCCAGGTGAAATGGTCCGGCTTGGTCACGTCGCGCCAGCCCATGGCCTTTGTGGCACCGTAGATGGCCGTGAAATTAACCCCGTTTACCCGGCTCACCATGCGGCCCCAGACCCCGGGATCGATGGCCCGGTACAGGCTCAAGCTAGCCTTGGCCGCGTTGTGGAAGGGGCTGGCCACCCGCATCTGGTGAAGCGGCACGCCGGCAAGGTAGAACAAGTCATAAAGGTGATTGTAGCGCCAGCCAAACTTTGCATTGGCTGTCCAAATATCCTCCGCGCTCCAGTCGTAGATCGGATAGGCATTATATACGTCCGGGTATATCTTTGTCGTCCAGGGTATACTATTATATTTGTTTACATTCTTGTCGCTGACAATGGTGCGCCATCGGTCCAGGCTTTCCTGGGCCCGAATGCCCACCAGCACGCAGGTGCGCCCAGCCCTGACACGCTCGTGATGCCACAGAGCGAACCGTACCTGGAACTCGTAGTCCGTCATCTCCGGGGTCAAGAAATCAAAGTCGCCGGGGCCGAGGTACCGGTCCGGCAGTGCGCGCACCCATATTTCCCGCTTGGTCGGGTCCCATGGTCGCCAGAATGTTTCGTGCATGCTGGTGCAGGTCGGGCACTTGAGCGGCACACAGCATCGAAGGTTGTCAGTGGACATGGCCAGTTCTCGATAGACCGCGTCCACGTATTCGGTCGTGGCCGTGTATTGCGCCTCATAGTCGATATGGAAAATGCCGATGCGCCGGCCAGGGGCATGCTCCCGCAGGTAGTGCAGGGCCAGGTTGAGCAGCACGCCGGAATCCTTGCCCCCGGAAAATGATACGTACACGTTGTCGAACTCCCGGAAAACATACTCCAGGCGCCGCATGGCCGCTTCGTAGACCGATATGGGCAACGTATGCTGGATCATAGATTTTTCACCAGTTCCATGGCGTTTTTGCGCAAGCCTTGCTTCCTGTAAACGTTGATCTGCTCCTGAAACTCAGACAGGGCGTTTCCCTTGCGCTCCAAGGCCCAGGCTATTTTGTCGTCTATGCCGGACAGGCTTCGCAAACGGATATAGACTGGACGGCGCGTCTGCCCGATGCGGTGCGTCCTGTCCTCGGCCTGGACCCGCTCGGAATATTTGAAGCTGTCCGCGTAAAAAACCGAGTAGGCCGCCTCGTTGAGGGTCAGGCCGTAGCCGCCGATGGTCTGGGTGGCCACCAGATACCGGGCGCCAGAGCGCCAACGGTCGAGCTGGCGCGGCAAATCTTTCTGGGCCAGCCCCCCGTGGTAAGGTACAACCTGTTCCGCTCCATGGATTCCGGCCAGGGCTTCGCAGATGGCGCGCACGGCCGGGCGGTACTTGGCCCAGATGATGACCTGTTCCGTATCCGGTATTTCTTCCAGGGTGGCCAGAAGCAGGTCAAGGCGGCGGTGCCGCATCTCAATGAGGGCACCGTTCGGTCGCTTCCACCAGCCGCAGACAATGGTTTGCAGACTGGTGAAGAGATGAAAAATTTTGATCGGGCTCCAGTCGTCGTAGTCAAGAGAGAGAATTTCCCACTTGGCTTCCTCGTAATATGCTTCTTGTTCCCCGGTCAGGCTACAATATCGGGATTCGTAGAGCTTCTCCGGCAGGTCAAGGCATTCGTCCTTGCGGATCTGATAGGTGTATGGCGCGACCCTGGCCGCCAGATACTCCTCGTTGTGGCTCCGCAGGATGCGTCCGGTGCGGACCTTTTTCCCAAAGGCGTTTTTGCGCTCTTCATACTCCAGGTGGTTGGCCGCAAAACTCCAGAAGGAACGATAGCCCAGGATGGACGGACTCAAAAAAAACATCTGGCTGTACAAGTCGACCGCGCCCTGGGTGAACGGCGTACCTGTGAGGATGGCACGGTACCGCGTCTTGGCGCTCATGCGGATGATGCGCTGGGAACGCCGCGCGTGCCAGCCCTTGATATAGCTGGACTCATCCACGGCCACATAGCTCTTGCTTGTACGCATGGCGTTATAGGCCAGGACGGTCCGATCACTGGCGCTCATGGACTCGATGCCAATGACATGGAAGCGGATAGCGGCCAGACTGGCCGGTTCGAGCGGACTGCCGTTCCAAATTTTGACATCAGTCGGCGACAGGTCGGTGTGAATAAGTATCTGCTCGCGCACGTTGTCACGCAGGGCGCAGGGCGTGAACCAGAACAACCGGTCCCATTTGTCCTGACGCAGCCGGGCCAGTTCCAGCAACACCCTGGATTTACCCGTACCGGGGTCCATGAACATCGCCCCGGCGCGGGTGGGTAGCAGCTTGGCCACGGCCGGCCGTTGATGCGGCAGCAGGTCCGTGGTGGTGACGAATTCTCTGGCCATGCCCTACTCTTCGGCCAGTTCCGGGGCGATGTCACAAGGTTCAGCCGTCAAGGTCGGGATGATCGTTTCCCCCTTGATCGGCGTTGGCGGCTCCTTGATATTGGTAACCACAGCCCCGCCGGCAACGGCCTGACGGTGCCGTTCCAAAGCGGCCAGCACCACATCGGTCATGCGTAAATCGTAATGCCCGGCAAAGTCTGCCACCTCCTCGATACTGCCCACCGGGACACGGATGTGCTTATCCTTATACCGCGCCCCGAGAATGCGGCGAGCCACGTCGTACAGGTCGTCATCACGAGCCCAGGACAAGACCAACCTTCCTTCCCTGTCCATGGACACCCAACGCCGGTGCTCCGGCTCGAACCTGCCGGATACAGCCCGCTCCCTGGCCTGGTCATCGTTGACGCGGACAAGATAGCCTCCGGCAACCAGCCGCTGGGCCACCTCGGCCATCCTGTCCAGTGTATCTCCGGTCATCTCGTTCATCTGACGGAACCAACGCCCGCGGAACCATTTGAAACCCATGTCGCGGACGATTCCGTTTGCTTTTTCCATACTGGGGAAACGGATCGCGACCAGACCCTCTTCCTGCCTGACATCGATAATGATGGACGAAACAGGCTCGCCGGCTGGACGCAGCAAAGCTTCTTCTTCGGCTTCGATTTGTTCCGGAGACGGTTCCGGTTCGCCGAGAAGAACCCCCTTGATTTCATCCTGGAGAAGTCGGGCTAGATAAAAAAGATCGCCAAGGGGATTTTCTATCCACCAGACCGCTCTGGTCTTGGACCGCAGGACCGTCAAAAACGCCTCCAGCCCCTTATCTCCAAACGGAGTTTCAAGAATATGACCAAGTTTGCGGGCGTTCTCGGCAAGTTGAAAAGTATCGATGGAAGGGACCATTGCCTTGATGACTGCTTCGGGGTCTTCAGCCTTCGCGATAGGCAAGGCCTGCTCTATCTGGCGAAAAACCTTGGCCCGAAGCGTCTCGGCCCAAGCGACCTGCTTTTCTGATCCAGAGAGCGGAGGCAAACCAGCGGCCGCATTGGCCGCAGCATATTTGGCGTTTTCAGAGGCGTTTTTCTTTTCCTGGCAGTTGGGGCAAAGAGTGCCGACTTGTTCATGCCAAGCAGCCTTCCTGTCGGCATCGGTACGGTTGCGGCCATACACATTGATGCTCGCTCCACATTCCGCACAATAAATAGTTGTTTTCGCCACGTCTTTTGCTCCATAACGGTGCGATATCACGCCCCGGATTCCGCCCCGGCATGCGGGGCGAGTTGAGCAAAGGGCCGGGCCTCCACCCGACCCTCCAAAAACTTAATCCCAATAAGCACTTTCTGGCAGCCAATTATCCAGCACGGCGCGCGCCTCGTCCTCACTGCCACCTTCGGTCAAAATCTGCATGGCCTTTCTGCCGGCAGATACTTTGCGATCGTTGCTGGCGTAGTAGTAATTTTCGGCTTTGAGGTAGAGGGCAGCGCGGGGGGATGCAGTAGCTAGTGCGCTGGAGTCGGAAGAAGGCTTGGTCGGTGGGGAAACGCCATCATTGCTTTCGTCGTCCATCATCTGGTTGATGGCTTCGCGGTATTCTTCTTCCGCGTTGAGCGCCTCGCGGAGAGAACGGAGTCCAGGAATAGCAGATTCCAGCACGTCTTCGCGGATCGTGGCCGCCATCGCAATAATTCCCAGAAACGTCTTACTGTTTTCGCTGTCCAACGCAGCCTCTACCGGGCGTCCGTCAGCCATCTTGCCGTAGATCACGCCATCCGGGCGATAACCAGAATAAACAAACTCCGCCAAGGCGATGTCTCCATTTTCGGAGATCGTCACATGCAAGGATGCTCCGCGCTTGGTGGTGATCGTGGTTTCCATTTTCTGTCTCCGTTCGGGGCGTTTTCCCGCCCCGGTCAGGGTTGTGGGCGGGATGTTTCCCCCGCCCGTGAAAAAAGAATAGTGTGTTTTGAAATTTTGTCAAAATAAAATTTCAAAACACACTAAATATTTATTTAATGTTTTTAGATAATTTAAAAAAAGCCCCGGTCTCCCGGGGCAAAAGGTGCGATTTGAAATCGCGGCTTCGCGGAGGACACCTACGCCGCCGGCCACTCCACGGCCGCTTCGGCGGTCCGGATCGCCGCCGCCGTCGCGGCCTCGATCACGGCTTTCTTGGCCGCCAGCCGGGCACGTTCGATTTTGCGGCCGAAGAGGCGCCATTTTTCAGCCGCGGCCAGAACGGCCATGGCCACCTCGTGCACCGTCTCCGCCGTGATGCCGACTTCGTTGTAGAGGTCGGGGTATTCGGATTCCGTCGGATCGCCGTCCGCCAAATACGCCGTCGCTTGCGTTTCCTTGGCCTGATAGGCGGCCATCTGGCCCGAGCCAGGCGTCAGGACCTGATTGCGCAAGGCCTCGGCTGCTGCGTCGATGCGGGCGCAGGCCTCGGCCTGGAGCGATGCCAGATCGGGTTGCAGCCATTCGCCGCCGAACAAAGGGATACCTGTAGGCGGGGCAACTAACTCCACGCCATCCGGCCAGGTCGCGGCCTCAATCACGGCGGCTTGCGCGTCGGTCGCCCGGGAAACGGCGTACTCGCCGTCACAATAGACCGGGGCGGTGGTCTCGGTTCCGTCCTCCGCACAGACGCCAGGCGTCTTGACCACTTGGCCCACCCAAAGCCAATCCCCGACCACCTGTCCTTCCACCACCAACCCCAGAGCCTCCAAGGCCGCCGTGAGAGTCCTCTGGTCCGTCGTTTTGAAGCAAAAGTCCTGCATGGTCTCCCCCTACAGCGTGATTGCCTGCAACTGCGTATCGGACAGCGCGACCGGAAAATAGGCACTATGGAGGATATGGCCGCCCCACTGGCTGGCCCCGGACGAATCCGAGCCGATGTGGTGTGTGGTCAATCCGCTCGGCAGCGTGGCGGCCGTGGCCGTGACGCAGGCAGCGCCATTGAGAGATGCTGAGAATCCGGAAGACGACCAGGAAAATGCCGCCCGGAAAGCGATGAGGTCGGCCACCGTGCCGAGATCGAGGTTCACCACCTCGGTCCCGGCCGTCGTCACGATACAGCGCACGATGCGGTTTTCATCCCGCACGATGCGGATGCGGTTGCTGGCCGTGTCGTCGTCGTACTGGGCCAGGACCTGGATTGCGCCTGAAGATGGGGCACCGGAAGGCGTGCGGGCCGCCACAAAAGAGGTGCCGGCGATAGAGCTAAACCAGGAGGTGGCCAGGGGGACTGTCCAGACATCGGAGGACCGGGCTACGGCTGCGCTCGTTGTTGGGATGTAGGAAGTCGGCAGGTTTCCCGCCTCGACCTGAACACCCCAAAGATAGAGACCTGATGCTCCGTCTCCTGTATACGATGCACCAAAATTTGAAGTAACTGGCCATGTATTAGACAACCTAAAATCAATATATGATCCAGTTGGGCTTCCTGTTGATACTACACAAAAACTTATTTTATACCAACCGTTTGATAATTTTTCTACGACTGAAAATAAACTGGTGATTGAACCCGAACCAGCGGCGGAAGCTCCTGTCCCAAGATTTACATGTAATGAATATATACTGCCATTATCATAAAATAACACTGTTAAAGATGTCAGCTCGCTTTTTTTTGCAAAAAACGAGCACGTATATTTTGTTGACGCTAACAAACTTAATGAGTAACGAAGTAGATGGCCGGAAGTGGCTGTTGAATCAACCACTTTATCTGCTGTTAGGTTTCCATCTGGCGACACAGTTAAATCAACAGATACCGTTGCATTAATACCTTTCCATACAGCGTTTCCCAATTGTTCACTATATGTAATTTTGTTTGTATCGCTTTTCTCTATCAGCCAGCCGAGTAAATTCCCAGAGCTGTCCCATTCCCGGCGTGGACCTCCGGCGGCCACAGTCTCGATCAGGCCCGCCTGCCCGAGTCGCGCACCCGTGGTCGAGCGGGCGAAGGTACCAACCGGCGCGGCATCACTCGTGGCGTCACCGCAAAACAGGTTGAGCGACGGGGGGATGATGCCCGGGAACTTGCCGAGGTTGTCGCGAACCCAGGACAGCACGGCTTGGCGCACGGCCGCAGCCGTGACCGCCTTGGTCGCGTCGGTGCCGGTGACCGCCTCGGCCGCCGAGGCCTTGGTGACCAACGCATCGACCGTGCCCCCCGAGACATCCACGCCGAGAAGCTTACCCGTGCGCACATCGCCCCAGGGCCGGGAGGAGGTGCCGAGGCTGCCCGGGTCGCTCGCGGGCGGGACGATGTTGCCGGCAGCCTCCACATCGTCCGCGTCCAGGCCGACATACGGCGCGGCAATGGTCACGGCCGAAGGACTGGCGCCGTCGCGGTTGATGGTCAGGGCGGAATTGAAGGCCGACTCGGCGTCGTCCACCGTGAGCATGGAGAACATGCCGTCGTCGACCTGGAAGATCCATTTCCCGGCGTTTGAGGCGACATCCGCGCCGGTCTCGGTGAACTTGAAGCCGGTATAAGCGCCCTCGCCGCTGATAAAGCCCTGGGTGAAGGCCCGGGAATTGTCGCGCCGGATGAAATCGGGCAGCGCGCCGCCGTCGGCCTGGTTTCCGTGGCCATGGTTGACCAGGGAGGCAGGAACGTCGTTGCCGTGGAGCACCCCGGTCAGGTTGGCGGTCAGGCTCCCGGAATCCAGGGACAACGTGACCGTGGTCAGGTCCGTGCCACTTGCGTAGCTCGCGGAACTGACCGTGCCGTAGAATGTGCCGTCCGCGCCGCAGTCGGCCAGGACGCGGACGCCGGCCACAAATTCGGCCGTGCGGTCGGTGACGACCGTAAATGAGGCGTCGGAAACAAAGGTGGCGACAATGGGTTTGGCGGCCATGGGCTACTCCGGGATATGCGAACACAGGCGCAGTTGGCGGGAAATGGGGCTGGGCAAGGCCAGGCTGTCGGCCAGGGGCGAACAACGTCGGCAGGCCAGGGCCGGAAAAGAATCGAGACGCAGGGCGGCGGCCGGGCAGGATGTCCGGCGTACCCGCCAGACGATCGGACCGGACAGCCGTAGGACCGTATCGCCCAGGGGGCCGAACTCGCCGATGCGCCAGCCGCAGAATCGGGAAAACCGGGCCAGGATACGCCAGGATATCGTCCTGGCGCGCGCCGCCTTGATCCGCCAGACGCAAGCCGTGGAGGACCGGGCCAGGACGCGCCAGGCAATGGCGACCGAAAGACGGGCGCCGCCCAGAATGCGCCAGGCTATTTGCCGGGACCGGCGGGCCAGGATGCGCCAGGAGGTCGGCGCGACCAAGCGGGTGAGCAGCCGCCAGGACGTGGCGGCGGGCCGGCGGACCAGGATGCGCCAGGACGCGGTCCGGATCGTCCGGGCCAGGAGACGCCAACTCGATCCGGCTTGGGCCCGGGCCAGCAGCCTCCAGCCAAGCGCCCTCCTCTCCCGGCCCAACAGTCGCCAGGAGATATTTTGCGTGCGCCGGGCAAGCACCATCCAGGCCGTGGCCGCGACCACGGCGGACAGCACGCGCCAGGAAACATCGCGTTGCGCCCGGGACTTGATGCGCCAGGTAACCGGCTGGCCGAGACGGGCCAGGATGCGCCAGGCGGTCGCGGACTGGACAGTCTCCAATCGCGGTTGCCAGGAACTGGCCTCGCCCTCCCAGGCGCTGTCCTCGCCAAACCAGGGGCTACGCATAGTCGACCGACAGCGTCGTGCCGTCCAGGGCCAGGTTGCCGGCGCCCATGCTGACGCTTCGTTGGAGCCAGCACCGCGCATAGCTGCCGGCCGGGATGCTCGGCACGGACAACGGCGCGGCGCTCGTGTAGTCCGCGAATGAGCCCGAAATCGACGGAGCCGTGGACTCGTCGGCGATAGCCGTGGTCGAACCGATGGGCGAAGCCTCCAGGGCGAAACGCAACACTGTGTCCTCGCTTGTGGTGGCTGGGCAGTACACAGTCACGGCTTCGGCCACGGCATCGCCGTCGTTGTAGATGTCCAGGGCGCGGTACTCGACATCCCCGGCCGAGGCCTCGTCCGGACTGACGTTGTCGAAGAGGTTGTTGAGGGCGGTTGCGGACAGCACCGTGCTTGTCGCGGCACCACCCAGGCCGTTCGTGGTCAGGTGAAATTCCAAGCTCGCGGCCATGGTGTCAGCTCCTTTTCCCGTAGAGGTTTTCGACCAAGAATTCGGTCAGAGCGCCGGTCAGAATCGAGCCGTCGGCCAAGGTGATCCGGGCATGGGCCTGGTAGGTACCGGCCACGTCCAAATCACCAGACTGGGTCTGGTAGCGGGCGCAGATTTGTTCGGCCGTGCCGTCGGCATAGGGCTCGGCCGTCCATGTGTCCGTCATTCCGTTTGATTTACGGACCAGGATCGCCACGGACGCGGCAGTGGACAGGTCCAGGCCCGTGTCGATCAGGATCTCCAGGCCAACGGTGCCGACGTAGAAATGGTCAACGGTCGTGTTGCACGCCATGGCATTGCCTCACTTGATTTTGACGGCCCGGTCGGTGGTGGCCGAAAGTTTGACCGACACGCTCTCCCCCACCACCAACACCCGGTCGCCCACGGCCACGCTGATGCCGCACAGCACCTGCCCGGTGCCGCCGTTCGGCCAGGTCACCGTGGCGAAGCCTCCGGCCAGGGCGGTAACGACACCCGAACGGCGGGCCACGCCCGGGGCTACGAGCCGGCGCAGATCGGACAGGGGATTGCTCATGGCATGGGCCTCTCGACGGTGGTTGTCTCGGTGAGCAGCCGGGCACCGGTATCGTCCACGGTCAGCTCCAGGGACACGGCCGTGGCCGTGCCGCGCCAGATCTCGCCGCGATCCGTGTCCGCGACCTCCACCACATCCCCGGGCAGGGCCCACGTTTCATTGCCCTCGGGCCAGGATTTGACGTCCACGGACAGGGAGGATTGGCCGTATTCGTCGAGGTAGTTGCGCCCGGCCTGGGTGGCCGGGGCCGGCGAGCAGGCCAGCGCAGCCGACAACTCGTCCGGCGCCGGCACAAGCCCATCCCCGCGCGAAACGGTCAGGCGCAGGCCGCCGATGTCGGTATCGTCGGACACGATGTCCTCGGCCTCGACTCGGATAGCCGCAGCAAACGTATCGCCCAGGGCGGCCGGGGTGTAGCGCCAGACATCGTAGCGGGTCGTGTAGGTGATCAAGGCCACGCCGAAGACGGCGCCGCCGGCCAGAATGATGGAGGCGCCGCCGTTGGGCACAGCCTCGCCGCCGTCCGTGCCGTACCATATAACGTCATCCACGGACGCGACGAAGGCTTCCAAGTCGGCGGTGTCGGTGCCGTCGAAGGTCACCGTGGCGGACAGGCTTTCGGTCTCATCCTGGGCCACGCGTTCGGCCGTGCCCGAGGTGACGGCCACGGTATAATCCGTCTCGTGGTACACGCGGATGTAGCAGGCTTCGCCGGGCGGGAACGTGGTGCGGCCGGCGTTGCGGCTGTCGTCGGTGGTCACGGACAGATAGGCGGCGG